TACGAATATCCCTGAACGGATTATCGAAGTTAGCTGATGTAAGACCATATACCGAGTTAATCGCAGTCTTGAGCGCGTTAGCAAGATCTTTGGATGTCAACTCGCCATTCTTAACCCTCTCAATATGTTTCGTAAGTTTACCGCCAAGCATATCATTGACAATATCCCAGGCCTCATGTTTGATAGATACACGTCCCTCGACAATTTCTCTATATGCTGTTGTGTATCTGACTCCAAACAGACATTCAGCAATGGTGCTGTGTGGGTGCATTGAAGCAATATCCAGCAACGCTACATTTCCATACATGCCTGGTTCGGCGTATACATAACCGCCTTCACCAACTTCTTCTCCACGATATGTAGAAACACCATTTTCGTATTTGTAACCTGGGAAATATGGCAACAAGCTGCAGGCTTCTCCGTGAGGTTCGGCCATCATTTCCCTACAGGATTTCTCAAGGAAGGCCTTTACTTCTGGATCTAACTCATATACAGGCTCAGCCAAGTTACGATACTGAAACTCATTCTGAGGATGCTTATTATTGCCAAATATAAATCTCTGAGTCAGAGTATTGGTGGTGTCGTTCACAGTCAATCCGGCCAGATCAGCCAGGATCTCTCTTGCAATAAAATCGCTTTTCAGATAATCCCATGCTGCTTCCGTCGCCAGGACATCGTTATCACAATACTCCGCTACTTTCTGCCATAATTCTTTAGGCACAGGCTTGTCCCACGGAAGTCCAAGCTCCTGATGGTGAATGCCCATTTCGATCTCAAGTTTTTTTAAGCTCTTTTTGTTACCCGCAGAAGCGAAATCATAAATATCAGTATATGAAATATTGTACGCCTCGCCGAATAATACCTTTCGACTGTCACCTTTTTTCGTATTTACAATTTTCTGGGATAAATCATACAGCTGCTCGTTCGTATACCCCATCATACAAGCATATAACATATGATTATCATATCTACGACAATTAAATCCAACCAACCGGAATTTGATAAGTTCTTCAATATCCTGTGGTCGTGGATTTATCAGCCTTACGATAGGCTTTCCCTCTCCCTGTACTTTCCAGTTAACCAAGAACAAGTTAGGAAATACCTCGCAATCATAAAAAACCAGCGGCTTCTCATCGTTTGTGAGCGCTACCGCCGGTTCTTCAGATTTAAATTTCATTTTGCTTACAAGTCTCAGACAATAATCAGCCTGATTGGTGCTCTGGGCTGCGAAAGAATATACCGCGTTTCTCATATCAGATACATCATAAGCTTTGCCGCTGACGTAAGCATCATTGAGAAGTTTATTGATAAAATCAACACTACTTCGAGTGTCGTGATGATATTCTTTTTCGAGATTTCTCTTTATGGTAGTTCTGAGACTCTGTTCGTTTTTAAATCCTTCAATATTTATCACTTTTTTTCCTCCCTCCTTCAAAGGAAGTCCTGAGCTAATATGTGCAATAGGTAAATCATTGCATTTTGTAAGCTTTCTCCTGAGTGAACTTTTTCCTGTGAATACCTTTATTTCAATGTCTTTGTCGTAAAGACGGTTGAGCAGTGTTGAATCACCATCATAAATATAATGAAGGTGAATCCCTGCGCCACTTTTACTTAACTCAGCATATGTAGCCGGCCATTTGCTTGCCGCAGCCAGATTTTTCTCGAATGATTTATTACCGGACTCATCCTTAATATCAAAATCAATGACTATATGATTTTCTGGAACCTTGACATAATGAAGTTTCGATGTGTCGATATCGCTGAGTTTGGTTTTGACTTTATCCCAGGGCTTGACAGGGGTTTCATTTTCGTTTGCGTATTGAGCAAAACACTCGGCGCAGGACTCATCGAAGACTGACTGTATCCCCTCTCCAAAATCAATGGATTTCTGTATTTGTTGTACATCTTTCTTCTCACTCCTCATATCTTTCTCGAATTTATCAAGCCGGAACCCTGAATATACATTCCGAGCCTGAGATTCGCTGTCAAATTCCTCGTCGAAATTCCAGAAATAATTCCTAAGCTCTTCTTTGAACACTCTCTGAGAATATGGATACGGTACCTTGGTCTCGTCGCAATACACTTTATACATCTCCCAGGCAGTTTTGAGAGTCGTTCCGTCATTCTTTTTAAACACACTGAATGAATCAATCATGAAATTATAGAAATCATTTGTAGCACCCATCATCAGCGTCGGAACATATGAATCGTACGCATGTTTGTTCGCCAAATATACCTGATGACAGTGATATGCAATTCCCGGAAGCTCAAAAGGGATTTTATCCATACAATCTGAATATTCTCCCTGGTCGAGTTTATTGCCGGATGGCGTGACATCGATCAATCGTCTGAGTAAACCAGATTTGCTGTCCGTAATCTTTACTGGCTTATTGGTTCCCATAAATAAGAAAGCATTAAATCTATTAGCATAAGTAGATTTAAACTTTTCATTTACAGTCATAAGCTCGTGTGATACAAGACTGTTTAATCGAGTGTTATCCTCAATTTTTGACAAATCTCCATCATGCTGAATCGCAATAAGCGGGTTTGCTTTAAACGCCTCTAACGCAAAAGAGTTATTAGCCGATCCCAAAGCCTTAGCGTCAAAGACCGAATAATAGCCCTCAAATAACTGCTGTATAATATTTAAGACTGTCGATTTACCGGTTCCTGCAGAACCATAGAGAACCATAAACTTTTGAATATTCTTGGAATCTCCTTCGATAACTGCGCCGATGGCCCATTCGATTTTCTTTCGCTCCCCCGGGGAATATAAAGTAGACATAAGCTTTTCGTATCCTGAAATATCACATTCTCTCAGCGGATAACTGAGCGTTCGGCTGGCGTAATCCTTTTTATTCGTCTTGGTATCACCAAATATAATTTTCTCATCCAATGGATGATAGTTATCTCGCATCTGCTTTTGACAATATTTATGCCAGGCGTCTATAGAACCGGAGTTTGAATCCCACATATACTTTGTGTAGAGTTCGTCGTCGGCATGTTCTTCCTGTTTTTTCGTATATTCATATAATGCGGCATCAACCATGTTGATCACGTCTTCTTCGTCAGTAGACCAGAGACCGGTATCTTCATTCCAAACAGCATAGAAATCGCCGCCTCGTATCATGAGATCCGACGATTTCTTCAGAACAAATTTAGGGAATATCTCGGTGACACCCTTTTTCACTTGGCGCGTCGAAATCTTCATGAAATCAATCATTACACTATGCTTCTCCTTTCAAGATTTAAGATATGCTGTCGAGATACCAGCACAATTGTGTCCAAATGTCCACTTTTGTTAAATCCACGTCAACGCCTCGAATTCTGAATAAACCGCCATCCCCGTCTGACTTATACTGTCTATCCAGAAATGTATTTACGATATTTCCAGCAGATTTCTTATCAAAATTATTATCATTCATAGCTCCAAGGCCCATGGTTGTGATCATTCCCCAAAACCATTGCCCGGTTCGATCGCCGAGTGCCGGATTGTCCATGATGGTCTCCTCGATCCTAATGGCCAAAGCCACCATCATCTCCAGAACACTGCATGGACCTTCGAGACAATCTCTAATCCAATCATTCTGATTTTCTCTGCCTGTATCAACAGCAAATCGCCATCTAAGATCTACGCCATCCTCAGCTCGGTTTTCGTCGCTTCGCATTTCGCATCTGAACGTAATCATATGTAAGCACGAAAGAAGTTTTTTATAAGTCATCTTGCCTGAAAACCTCTTTCCGCAGACAATATTAGTCATCCATTCGAAATATTCGTTGATAATATTGTTTTTATCCATCCATTCTTCTCCTATCGTGTAGGATAGACGTCACCGAATCTTCGAGTGTCCATGAGAATCTCGTATTCTTTATCAAGAGTCTCATTTCTGACAAATACTGAATCGTCCTCATATTCACCGAAATGATTCAGAGCATCGCTTCCAATAGTTTCTTCAATGTCGTCTTCGTCCATAACACAATTTGCCTCGTCGGTAACAATTCCATCAGCCCAATATGTCAGGCTTTCGGATGGAAGTTCGCTTTCGCTGAATTCTTCCGGTGAAATAACATATTTATCCATATAATCCTCCTCTTCTTTTTTATCGGAATATTTGTTTTCTAAAATAATCTCTCTGGCTGTTTTGCGTTCTGCATAATCGACATGCGTTTGTTTAGGCTGTGCCGTAATATCAACGTCCATGCCTTCTTTTACGCATGTCTCAGCGATATCCTCAACAGTCGGATGTTTCTTACTCCATATTTCCTTTACCGAAGCAATTTCCTCGTCAGCCAGTTTTTTATATTTATCCTTTACGAGTTTCCATGTTACTGCGGAGCCAATAGCGACTCCTGCAGCAAATATAAGAATTTTATTTATCATGGTCTTTCCCTTTCTTTGAAAATGGGTTCTCTACGCTCTTATGAATATAAATCTTTTCGTCGATTATCACTCCGGGTATTTTCCCCATCTCAAAAAGAGCTTTTAAAGTATTTCTGCCGCTATGCCATTTGATGGCAGCTTCGTCCAGGGTCATAAGACCAGGAAGCGTATCACCATCGAATATAGACACGTTTTCCAAATTATTTTCCAGAATGAATATGATAAGTTCTCTACCTGTCATGATTTCTCCTTTCACCAAACGCGATCGTAAATATCCCTATAGGTATTCCCCGACCCAATGCTATTGAGTCCTGTCGTTCACATCAGATCAAGGATGTTTCCATCAACATTGAAATCAAGCAGAATTGTTCTTTCATATCCGTTCACAAAGTTACGATTCGCTTCTTTGCTGGTATCGTAAATGCCGAAATCGACATAGTTATCACCGATCGGATTCTTTTTATCATAGATCCATCCTACAATCTGGCCTGCTCTTGTGTGGGGGATACCAAGCATATCGTATACTTCATTCAGGAATAAATGTCCACGATCTTCCAGACGTTTAGTTGCCGCTGCTTCCTGCTGGCGTAAGAAAATCATATTGAGTTCCGGATCTTTGGTCCATCCAATACATCCATCATCGAAGAATTTCGCAAATTCACTGATGGCGTTTGGATCTACTACGTCGACAGTCTTTTTTACAGTCTTTTCATTACCTTTTTCGTCGGTAACAGTCTCCTCCACTTCCTTAGCTTTGATGTTATAACGGAGCTCTTTATCCAGTTCTTTTCCGAATCTTTCGACGACTCTTCCACGATATTCTTTGAAGCTTTTATCGACTGCTGTGTAAGCTGCAGCCAGTGCAATGTTCCTCTTTCTGAGAATATTGTTAGATGTGAGAATGGCCGTGATAGATAATCCTCCGAGAATAACCGCAGGAGCATAAACTTTAGCAACCTTCAGAGCGGTCTGCGTATACACAATAGCAAGATCTTTGTTTCCGTCGTCCTGCGTATACTCCTCATTAACTTTATCTGGATTCTCAATCACATCGTGAATGGAATCAATTCTATCTCTGGAGTCGTCTAAAATATCGCCCAGTTTAGTTGTGGCCTTGCAAGCCATCACTGCACTTGCCACCGCGCCGATTACTCCAGCCACCACAAGGATCTCCGGGCTGTGTTTCTGCAGTTTAAACGCCATTCTGTGTGCTGATCTGGAAATAGTATTCATAAATGCTAATTTTTTCATTGTTCGTTCTCCTTTTTAAACTCTTCGATTTCTTTCACTGACATACCAACAATTCCGGCAGATTCATTGGAATCCGTATGCATAAAATATTCTTCTCCCTGCGGATACATATATCTGAACATGCAATAGTTTGCGGCATCTGCCAGATATTCTAAGTTACCTGTTTCTTCAAATTTCTGAATACACTTTTTAAGCGATCCAATCGCATCCACATATCCTGATACGAAATTTCTTGAAGCTTTTCCGTATTTGAAATATGACTGCACGACGAGATCTTTTCTAATCTCATCGAATTTGTTACTGTATTCAGTTTTTAAAATAATCTTTTTTGGATCTTCCATGAATCCTCCTTAAATCGGTTCTGCTTTTGGAAGTTTGATCATGTAACCGTCCCGAACTCTTGAAATATCAGCTCTGGCAAGACTCTTCCAACCGTATTTATTATCTGTATAGTTGCATGTCATGCCGCATAAATCGTACATATCAGCAACGCTGACAACTCCGTATCTATCCATTAATTCATCCATGCTGGATAATACTTCATCAGCCTCACCTCGAGTATCGAACACAACATCGTCAAAATCGTAGCTGGCCCTTACCGACCTTCTTGAGTTACGACTCGTGTTATCGGAATATGATCTATATGACACATAACTGGATGAACCGCGACTGCCACTTCGTTTGTCTCCATATAACATCATATCGACTCCGTCTTTCACGATATCTGAGACAGCTTTTTTGATTGCTGGTACCAGCACGTCAAGAAAAATATAAGATTTGACATTAGATACGTCTTCCGAAATAAATACGTCTTTGAATTTGCTTACCTCACTCTTCTTTTTTCTCTTGACGTTGCCGGTAACGACCTTGTCTACTTTCTTCTCAGCAGCCTCTTTAGCCTCCGCTTTTGCTTTATGGGAATTTGCTCTATAATCCTCCATGAGTTCTCCTCTCTTAATCAACCATCATAATTTTTCCGGGTAGCGTAATTCGTGATCCCGCAATACGGTTATTTCTTTTCTTAAATTGATATGTTAAATTACTTCTTGCTTTCTTTTCGGAAGGAGCCACTGTCTCTCCCTCCCAACTATCAGCAAGAAGAGTGTTAAATTCCATGACCGGACCTTTATAAGTAAATTTAGGCATGATACACTCCTTTCGAATAAAAGAAAAAGAGGAATACCTTGTTATAGGTACTCCCCTGCCGGAATATAAATCTTATTCTTCTGATGCTTCATCAGATTCAGTTTTGTCGACTTCTACATAATCGGAATCAGCTACCACATCTGAATCGTCCTCTCCGCTTCCAGCTCTTGATCCGATCATAAAGGCGGCTACCAAACCCAGTCCAATCACTGCGCCTTTCGCAATGTTCTTTCCGTGTTTCTGTAATCCTTCCTTCGCTTTCGTTCCAAAAGCTTTCAGTTTAGATTCCTTAACTTCTTCAGTGGCTACTTCTGTCTCCGTATTCTCCTCTGTAGTTACCTCAACTTCTTTAACCTCTTCTGCTTTAATTTCTTTCATCTTAATAATCTCCTTTCAGATTTTTATATTCTTTTCATTAAACAATATGTATTTTTCGCGAGTTTACATAAGCTTTGAGAAGTCATATCTTGGAGCAACATGATACTCAAGAGTAATACACGGTCGACCATCATTTGCTACCATCGCTCCGTAGCTTATCTCAAGTAAACCATCATCAATGTTCCAGCCAAGTTCGTCCCCCATGTCCGTATTACTCAGACCTATTTCGTTGTAGAAATCATTTAATGCTGCATACATCTCATATACCATGGTTTCATTGATCTTATTGACCGCAGCACGAATTGTCTGAATATCTGACTCAAAATATCGTCCGGAAATACCGTCATAGCAAAGCTGCTTGCCGGTTCCTGTGATGATTACTTCATTTTTTGAAACCGGTTTCTCATCCAGGTGTTTCTGGGAAACTTTATCGCGGATGACTTTCTCTTTATCTTCACCGATTTCTTCCACGACCTTCTCACGGTATTCATTCAGTGCCGTTTCAGATAATTTATAAGCTGTAGCCAATGCTGCATTTCTTTTCGCGTGTACTGAATGAGATCCGAGCAGACAAGCAATAGAAGCGACACCACTGATAGCTGCTGGAATATAACATTTCCAGGTTGCTTTTACTACTTCAAGTTTGGTTAAGTTTTCTGTCACAGCTCTTACGTGGGAATCTGAATGTTCCTCATTCCATGCTGTTGCTTTATTAAATTTAGCCTCTTCGATAAACTGTAATGCTTTCGGAGTAGCTTTAACTGCTAAGACAGTCGCGGTAATGCCGCTCGCTATGCCAATCCCGAGCAGAATCTCAGGACTTCGTTTTCCGAATCCTCGTTTCACAGTTTTAATGAATTTCATTACAGATTTGTTCATGATATCTCCTTTCAAATGAACATGGTTTTGTTAAAACAAAAATAAGAAGCCCATTAGGACTCCTTATCTGTTTTCTCGGTAATATACTGTTCAAGTTTTTTATCAATTTCCTCTTTTGACTGTTTATCTGTAGCCCAACTAGCGGCTAATCCACCGATAGCTACTGCGATCCAACCAGCCATTTTGATTAAATCATATTTAGCCTTCATGAGTATACCTCCTTTCCGTTAAAGTCTCTGGAATTCTCGCGAGTCAGTAATACTCATCGTAATTAAGGGTCGGTTCGAACGGCATTTCAATAATATAAAAGACAGATCCATCGTCAAGCTTTGCTGGAAGGTGGTTGAATTCGATCCAGAACATTCCCTCATCCATCGGAGCCCATCCGGCTTCAGCACCCCAATCAGTAGGCTCCAGGCCGAGGAATTCATACAGTTCGTTTATCACAGCTTCTCCTCTGAGAATATAATTTCGGTTCAGGTGGTATTCTGCCATAAGAACCTGTTCGAGACTGGCTGTGAAAAACCTCTTTGAATACTCATCGTACCAGAGAACGGGTTTAGATGAATTTTCGTCCAAAGATAGCTCGCAAGGGCCGCTTAAATAGGATACTTCGATATATACCGTTTTAGCTTTCTCTACTGCTAAAGCCTCGATAACTTTCTTGTCGGCCTCGTCACCGTACAATTCCTTGAGTTTTCGCCGATAGTCTTTAAAGCTCTGATCCAATAAAGCATACGCGCTGGTCATAGACGACTGAACCCTTCGATTCAGCATTTGTGCTCCAAATATACACACAATAGTAGCCGAACCAAGTAATACTGCCGGAATATAAGGTACTGCAGCTACTTTAACTTTTTCAAGTGCAGTCAAATCCTCTCCTTTCTGAGATTCGGCTTCCCGGATAAGTAACAGTGCTTTTGGTGTGGCTCTCGCCGTTGCGAATGCTGTAGATACCGTCCCCATCGCAGCGAGTATTGCCAGGAGCTTTGGTGCGTTTCTTCTAAGTGTCATTTTTACGTTCATACGATTTCTCCTTTCGCGTGAATGAAAATAAATAGTAAAAGAAATAGAACGGGATTCGAACCCGTGATCTCCGGAATATCCGGCGCTCTACCATCGAGCTACCTATTTCTCTCATTAAAGGAGATGATTTTTACGCGAAAACAAAAGAAAGAGGCCATTGCTGGCCCCTTGATCATGCCGAATCATTTACCTCTGTTTAATAACAGGTAGATAAATATACCTCCAACAATTGCGATTAATACATCACTCATTTTCCTCTTCCTCCTTCAAGAATTTTGTTTTAATAGAATCTACAATATCATCCATGTTGTATACAAAGACTGGAATTAAACCCGCTATAACAGATGTTAAAATCCATCCTTTCCAATGAATTTTAATCCATTTAACCTGTGGTTTTTTAATAATCATTTCTTTGTAATCCTCAAATGCTTTCTTCATAGTAAATTCCTCCTTCAAAATATAATTTTCTCATTATAGGAGTTGTAATTCATGCGAAAACAAAAGAAAGAGCCCTGGTTAGGACTCCTCCGATGGGAATGCGTATCGTATGTCTGATTCCATATCAGGTAATACAATGTTAATTGTGCCGTCTGAATTTTCATGAATCTCATATTCGAATCTTTCGCATTTTTCACCTTTTACCCAGCCCGCGATAAACGATTCTTTTGTTATCTGGATACCTAATGCTTCGTATACATCTCGAAGTAGTAAATGTCCATATAACTGGAAATTATCGTTTAACCGGCATTCGTAAGCTCCGATCACCAATCCGTTCACAAGTTTATTTTTTCCCAACGACACGATTTTTCATCAAACAATATAGTTTTCTTCATAAATATCACTCCTTTCATAATAACCGCTGTGATTCACGCGAAAAGCAAGAGTCATTGCTGACCCCGCTTCATGATCACTGTCTTTTCTTAATAAAGTGTCTGATAATTAATGCTATAATCACAACACATACTATCACATCGCCGAATACTACAATTCCGGCAACACCCAACGCTACTACGCCGAGCACTGTCAGTATTGCTAATATCACCAATATGATGAATAAGATTGTAAATAATATCATAATGTAATCCCTCCTTTGAAATTAGTAATCTTTCCATTAGAGAAATTGTTTTCAACGCGAAAAAAAAAAAAGAAAGAGTCCTTGTTAGGACTCTTCTTCGTCGTAGTTGATACGCGACTCTTCTTTAGGGATTATCGCATCTTCCGCGATTAATATATTTACTCTGTCTTGTGGATAACTGCACAATTCATCAAATATATCATCGTCAATTTCTGCGACTATTCTAATTTTTGTCATATGTATCACTCCTTTCTCATTATAGGAAATGTTTTTTGTGCGAAAAAAAAAAAAAAAGAGCCCTAGATTTCTCTAAAGCTCCCTCTTTGACTAGGTGGTTATAATTTTCTTCCGCACATTGGGCAATATTTTATTTCAGTTGATGTTTCCAAGATACTCTCCCCTACACATGGAATAAATAAATTCCCGATTAAATATGGTTTTCCATCATAATCTTCATTAACATAGATTTCCATACTCAAGGCATCAGGAATTTCACCTATTCTAATTTGTTTATTGATAATATCTTCATCAGCTACATTGTCCTCGCTATAGTTGCAAAATTTACACATAATAGAACCTCCTTTATTTTTAGTCATAATAGCAATTGTAATTTACGCTAAATATCTCTTCGATCGAAACACGTTTCCCAGCGTTCTCGTTTCAAAGGTTTCATCTTCAAAGCCCACATGATCTGTCGGATGCTAGTTGTAGGATATAATCCATCCGCACACTCTCCGGAACGTTCATCGAAGAACTTTTTGAAACCTTCATGTAAATATAAAGCATCAACCAGCCATGGATCGATTTCAGTCCAATATGTTGACTTTGTTTCCGGAATATAACGCTGCTGAATAACAACCAGACCCTTTTCTCCGATTTTATATAATGTACAGTGACTGTATACCGGATGATCGCAAATATAAGTCTGTCCATACATGGATGTGTAATGATCTGGCTTGTCGTAATGGTATCTCATTTGTTTATTGAAGACTTTCCTCTCCAAATATACCCTGTATCGTCATATAGTTTCTTTGGAGAAATATAATAATTGATCCGACCGAATTTACTATTCATTTGATCGATGGAAGTGATCACTCTTCCGTTTCTGGTAGCTCTACCAATGGGTAAATACCCAGTTATAAGACCTGCTCTGACCCAACATGCGTCTTTACCGTATACTTCAGCGACTATTCTGACTGGTACCCCGCCTTTACCGAATTCGATATCTGCCATATGTATTCTCCTTTCGCGTAAAAAAAAAAAGAGTCTCAACTATTTTAGTCAAGACCCTTCTCTCGAAAATTTAACATTTTACAATATCAATCATGAATGGGTAACTTTTAGTTATTGCTGTCTTAACTCTGTTGAGCTGTTCGTCATTTGCCGTAATGCAGACTCTCATTGGAGATCCTTCGCTGATTCGAAACGTCTGCTCTATAACATCCGCTCCGGACCCTTCGAGGATTCCGATAATACGCCCCATCACATATGGAGATTTCTCAAGCCCATACTTTCGATCTTTCTTAACAACAATTTCATAAGTCTTCATAGATGATTCCTCCTTTTCATAAAAGGACCTGTGGAATACGCGAGATAAAAAAAAAGAAAGAGCCATTAAAACTCTTCCTCTTCTTCCTGTAATTCGTACAGGGGACTTGATATTACTTCAGATGTTATTATTATACATGATATTGCATAGCACATTCCGAGGAGTGGATCGCGTAAATATAGAATTAATCCAATTATAACTAATGCGATAACCACCTCAATGGCTACTAATATTTTTGTAATCTCAACTTTGTTCATCATAATATATTTCCTCCTTTGAATTAAGTTATTCTTTTCGTTAGAGGAAATGTATTTTTCGCGACTAAAAAGAGCCCATACCATTTTGATATAAGCTCTTTTATAAAACTGTTATTTTCCAGATATACTGTTTACTATATCGGCCAAATAGAAGCAGAATAATGGAATTAACCATAATAAACATACGTATCCAAATAAAGAATAATCTTCATTACCTGTTATTCTTCCAATTAATAGCAACGCTAACGCAATGATAACCACGATAAGTGTTATTGAATTCATACGTTTACGACCCATCCGCTTTTTATCTTCTTTACTCTTTTTATCATATAATTCCAATTCAAGTTCTTTTAGACGAATCGCTTTTTCGACCTCGGCTTCTTTAATTCTAGCCTCATCCACCTTTCGATATGTATACGTGGAGTTACCGTCATCAATCAGGATTTTAGTTCCGCAATACTTACAAAAACACTGTCTATGC